CAGGACTTGACAAATTAAAAAACAATGCTTTAGTTAAAATGGGGCTTATTAGCGGGAGAAGTTATGGGGTTATTTTCGAGTTTATTCGGAAGTGCTGGAGAATTGGAGCGTACGCCTATTGATTTGAGCGACGACGCGTGGTATATGAGCGGAGCCGGTGAAATGAGCCGAGACGAAGCTTTGAAATATTCGGCGGTGTTCCGGGCGGTCAATTTAATTTCAACATCAGTAGGCAAACTTCCACTGGTGGTTTACAAGCGGGTGGACGGCGGGAAATCCAAAGCTACGGATTCACCGGCGTACAATCTTCTTAGATACAAACCGAATATTGAAATGACGGCGAAGATATTCAAACAGACCATAACGGGACACGCTTTACTTCAAGGTTCCGGGTACGCGTATATATTCAGGGACGGTGGCGGACGGCCTCAAGAGATAATCCCGCTTGATCCGGAACAGACGCATCCGGTCAGGGAGAACGGGAAATTATTCTACGTAACTTCGGTTTCAGGCGATATGTTGAAACTTTTTCCTGAAAATGTGCTGCATATCCGCGGCTTGGGTTACACCGGAATAACATCCTATTCACTTCTCGAATACGCTCAAACCTCATTCAGTATGGGCCGCAATTCGCAGAAATTCAGCACGAAATTTTTCGAGAATTCAGCGCGGCCAGGAGTGATATTGGAACATCCGGCGACGATAAGCGAATCAGCTGTTAAGCGGTTGCGGACTCAATGGGCGAAACTTTATTCCGGAATCGACAATGCGCATAAGACGGCTGTTTTAGAGGAGGGAATGAAAGCCAATTTTATGACGATGAACGCTAAAGATTCGCAGCTTATCGAGACAATGAAATTTTCGGTGGTTGATGTCGCGAACTGGTTTTCGCTTCCACCGCACAAACTCGGTGATTCGAGCCGGACGGCTTATAATTCGCTTGAGCAGGAGAACCAGTCTTTTCTCGATGAGGCGTTGGACAATTGGCTTGTGACTTGGGAGGAGGAGTGCCGGGACAAACTATTGACGGAGGAAGAGAAGCGAAATGATTCGCATGTGGTGGAATTCACGCGTCAAGCGCTTGTAAGAGCTGATTTGAAAGCGAGGGCGGAATATTACGCCAAAGCCACCGCGGGAGCGCCATGGATGACGGTCAACGAGGTTCGCAACAAAGAGAATACGAACGAGATCGGAAACAAATTCAGTGAGATTATTCTCCCGGTGAACCTTTTCAGTTCTAATTCAACGGATCAGGTCGCGACACCTTCACCGGAGGGCAAGTCAAAACCGAACAACGATGTGGCCGAAAGAGCCGAAAACGCTTTGAATCACGTCAAAAAGCGGATGCTGGACAGGATTCGGAAGGATTTCGACAACCATTCCAAGCGAAACGAGCTTGATTTATTCATTCAAAACTTTCAAACGCGGCACGGGGAGATACTTAAACGGGAAATTGAACCAGTCGCGGGAGTTATCGAGGCGCTGGGATTGGGAGAGAATATCGTTGATAAGACAATAAAAGAGTTGTTAAGGGAGGTTCAAGGATGAAAAACAACATTGAAAAAAGGTATTTGAACGCTTCGATAGCAAATATCGAGCTTCGGTCGAAGGATGCAGGAAAGGGATCGAGAATCGAAGGTTACGCGGCTGTTTTCTATGACGGCACGGAAAAGACGGAATATAAACTTTGGGGTAAAGTGGTAGAGCGAATCGACAAAAACGCCTTCGACAATGTTCTTGAACGCGACGATGTTAGGGCGCTATTCAACCATGACCCGAATATGCTGCTTGGACGTAATACTGCTGGAACCCTGACGTTGACCACCGACGATACAGGATTAAAATATGATATCGCTCTACCTGAAACTCAAGTCGGGCGGGATGTTAAAACAAGCGTCGAGCGCGGCGACCTCTCGGGCTCCAGTTTTTCTTTTGTGCCAACTAAAGTAGAATGGACTAAGGACGGCGACAAGGAAATACGGGTTATCAAGGATGTGACACTCAAAGATGTAGGTCCAGTGACGTTTCCAGCATACGAGGGATCTTCGGCCTACGCCAGGGACACGAGCGGCGCGGAGGATGAGCATGCCAAGCTGGAAGCGGAACGCAAAGCCGCGGCCGATATTGAAAAGGCGAAAAAACAGGCGCAGGCCGATGCTGATTACGCAGACGCAGTTACGGCGTTGAAAAAATAGAAAGACTTGCAAAAGCACAAAACAGGAATAGATGGAAATTAATTGTGCAATAATTTTGAATATCATGCTTGACAAATTGATTTGATATGCTATAGGTAGGATTCCGAGACCTTAGAGTCTCATACATTTTGAATGGCTTAGACCGACATTTCGACCTCGCGACATAGTTCGCTGCAAAGGTTGGATCGTCGTTTTTTTTGCCGTGAAACGTTGTTATTGAAATCGCAAACTAAAAAGGAACGCGAAAAATGAAAGAGCTACTGGAAAAAAGAGGACTCGCGGCCAAAGTCATGACCGACTTGCGGGATGTTATCAAAGAGGAAAACCGGGGGTTCACGCCGGAGGAACGCGAGAAATTCGATGCGGCGGAGCAGGATTACGATTCTCTGGGCGAGCAGATTGACGCTATCAAACGCGCCGACGATGTCGAACGCGATTTGAAACTGCTTCCAGGCCGCGAGGATGTGGAAAGACGTGATCACGAGGCGGGGATTTCCCCAGAAGATCGCGACAAGGCGTTCAAGGGCTGGATCCGCATGCAGACGATTGGCGACATTCTCCCAGAGGAGCGCGCGGCGATTGAGAAATGCGAACTCAACGCGAACGCCAAAGAGTTGCAGGTCAGAATGGCCGGAGTCGCGCCGAAAAATCTAGTGGAAGCTAGAGCCTTGAATGTTGGAACCGGTTCCGCGGGTGGTTACACCGTTCCCGATGAAATGGTACGCTCTCTTGAGATAGCGTTGCTGAAATATGGAACGATGCGTCAAGTCGCGGATGTTATGAGAACGGCGAGTGGAAATCCCATGCCTTGGCCCACGGTCAATGACACTTCGAACGAAGGCGCGCTTGTAGCGGAGGCAGGAGCGATTGCGACGAATGCGGATCCGACTTTCTCGGAAGTCGTTTTCAACGCGTACAAGTATACTTCGAAGATCATCCAGGTTTCAAGCGAATTGCTTGAGGATTCCGCGTTTAATATGGCGCAGTTTCTCGGTTCGGCGATCGGCGAAAGACTCGGAAGAGCGCAGAACACCGCTTGCACGACCGGAACTGGAACAGCGCAACCAAACGGAATTGTCACGGCGGCTACTTCGCAAAATACCGCCGGTGTCGGCGCTTTCGTCGCCGACGACTTGATTGATCTCATTTACGCTCTTGATGGAGCATATGAGGGAGGCGCGTCACTGATGATGAACAAACTCATCCTCAAGGCCGTGCGCAAATTCAAGGACTCGAACAACCAGTATATCTGGCAGCCGTCATACGTCGCCGGCGAGCCGGAAATGGTTCTCGGATATCCTGTATTCAAAAACACCAAAATGGCCTCGGCTGTTACCACTGGTAACGTGATCGCTGTTTTCGGTGACTTGAGCAAATACAAGATTCGCGAAGTTGGGACAATACGACTCAAGCGTCTTGTCGAGCTATACGCTGGAAACGATCAAGAAGGATTCGGCGGATTCCTCCGTTTCGACGGCGATCTGCTTGATGCCGGAACCAATCCGGTTTTGAGTCTGACTGTCGCATAGGCATAACCCTCATTACCCTTTCCCCTCCCGTCTGAAATATGGCGGGAGGGGTTTTCGAGGATTGAAAAATGAAAATTAAATTCAAAATAAGTTGCGCTGTGGACAGGAATTTCTATAATTCCGATGACGTGGCGGAAGTATCGAACAAATTTGGAAACGATATGATAAAAGCGGGGTTTGCTGATGTGGTCGTCGATAGAAATAAAAACAGCTCCAATAATAGAGCCGGTAGCAAAAAGTCAGCTAAAAGACAATCTAAGGCTTGACGGCACGGATCAGGACGTTATGCTCGATCTGTTGATTCAATCATGCCGCGAGACGGTCGAGTCTATGCTGCATAGGACGTTGACAACCACGGTTCTTCAATTACGTTATGATGGATTTCCGACTTCGTTCGAGCTTCCGAAAGCACCGGTTCAAAGCGTGGATTCGATTCAATATTATGACGATGATAATGTGCTGCAAACGTTGAGCACGGATGTATACGATGTTGATTTGAATTCCATATTTCCGCGGATATTGCTGGCGAATGAGCAGAGTT